ACCGTACCCTTGGGAGAACTACGTAGGCAACTGCGCAGGGTATCTGTGAACCTTTAATCACTGCAGGAAGAGATATGTATACAGGTAATAAGAAGACAGAGGAAAAGGTGGCCTCTAAACTACCGAAGCCACAAGGATATAAAATCCTTATTGGTGTACCCGAAACAAGTGAGAAGACCGAAGGTGGGGTCATAATGCCTGACGGAATGCGTTCCGCAGAAGAGACTGCATCTATTATTGGTTTTGTCATGGAGCTAGGCGCTGATGCCTACGCGGATGAATCTAAATTTCCACATGGACCGTACTGCAAGAAGGGGGATTTTGTAATCTTCCGTTCGTATTCTGGCACTCGATTCAAGGTTTATGGGAAAGAGTTTCGTTTAATCAATGATGACACTGTAGAAGCAGTTGTCGATGATCCACGGGGGTACGCAAGAGCATGAACCAATTAGCAGAACAAACAGAGTTTCAAGACGAAACAGTCGCTGAAGCTCTAGCCAACTCACAGCCAGAAGAGTCTGACAGTGATGACGGATTTGAAATCGAGGTTATAGACGATACGCCAGAAGAAGATAAAGGCAAGCCTCGTCGCGCCGAAAACGCTCAACCTAATGTTCCAGAAGATGATGAGGTTGAGAAGTACAGCGAAGGCGTACAAAAACGTATCAAACAACTAAAGTTTGAATACCACGAAGAGCGTCGAGCAAAAGAAGAATCTGCTCGATTGCAAGAAGAAGCCTTACGGTTTGCTCAACAGGTAAAGGCTGAGAACGAACAGCTACGCAAGACTCTCTCAGAGGGTGAAGGCGTCCTTGTCAATCAAGCTAAGGGGCGTGTTACCGCCGAGCTGGATAAGGCTAAAGCCGCTTTCAAAGTTGCCTACGAAGCAGGTGACCCTGACGCGCTACTTGCCGCTCAAGAGCAGCTTAACGTCCTTCAAAACGAGAAGATTCGTTACGAAAACTACAAGCCTCAACCAGTTCAACAGAAAGCACCTGAACCACAATATCAGGCACCTGCCGCTCAACCGCCTAAGCCGGATAAACGCGCTATGGAGTGGGCCAGCAGGAACGAATGGTTTGAGAAAGACCCTGAGATGACAGGGTATGCTTACGGCCTTCATGAGAAGCTCGTAAAAAGCGGTATTGATCCAAGAACGGAAGAATACTACAATGAGTTAGACGCTGCGGTTCGCCGCGTGTTTCCAGATAAGTTTGGCGATGAGATTATTGAGGAATCTGCACCTCAACGCCAAGCGGGTAACGTAGTCGCCCCCGCTGCTCGCAGTGGAAAAAGACCACGCAAAGTGCAACTGACCTCAACGCAGGTTTCTCTCGCCAAGAGACTTGGTCTGTCAAATGAACAATATGCGGCGCAATTGATGAAGGAAATGAAATAATGTCGAATAGGAACTCACGCACTACAGAGACCCGCGAGTCGGGTCAACGCAAGGTGTCATGGCAGAGACCTTCAATGTTACCAACCCCCGAACCCAGACCCGGTATTGAGTACCGCTGGATTCGCACCGCTACTCTTGGGAAAAATGATAACACCAACGTCTCTTCTAAATTTCGTGAGGGATGGACACCCGTTCGTTCAGAAGATCATCCAAACCTTCAAGTTGTGTCTGATATCGAGTCTCGATTTACAGACAACATAGAGGTCGGTGGATTACTGCTTTGCCAGAACTCAACCGAAAATGTGCAAGCTCGCCGTGAAGCCCAGCTCGATCAGGCTCGAAACCAGATGAGTGCTGTGGACAATAGCTACTTGCGCAATTCAGACCCGCGTATGCCCGTACTAGACCCAGAACGGTCAACGCGATCATCATTCGGCAAGTAACCTGAAGGGGGAGCTTGTCTAACTTAAATTAGGAGTAAGAGAGATGGCTACTACAGCAGCTCCCTATGGCCTACGTCCTGTCAAACGTGCAGACGGAATGCCATATGCTGGGGCAACGTCCCAGTATCTCATCGACCCCGCTGGTGAAGCGACTAACCTGTTCTACGGGCAAGTTGTTCACATCGGAGCCGATGGCTATATCGCCCTGTCAACAGCGACAGGTGCCGATGCAACAACAAATGCGTTCCCAACAGGTACAACCTTAACAGGTTCTCTTGGTGTGTTCGTTGGTTGTGAATATGTCAACTCCTCGGGCCAACTGGTTCAGGCTCAGTATTACCCATCTGGTACGTCCAATGGTGATGCTATCAAAGCCTATGTTGTTGACGATCCAAACGTACTGTTCCAAGTGCAAGCCGATGGTGCGATGGATCAATCTGACATTGGTGCAAACACGTTCTTTGCAGCAGCGCAGTCTACCTCTACTGGTTCTACCACAACAGGTAACTCAACTTCTGCAGTAGACGCTACCACTGTCACAACAACCGCCGCCTTCCGTATCGTAAGTGCCGTATCTCCAATTGGCGATGCGTTCCCCGATCTGTTGGTCAAATTCAACCCCGGTTATAGCAGCATGACAAATGCTGTTGGCTTGTAAGGAGGCTAACTAATGGCTATTTCACGCGCCCAGCTCCTTAAAGAGCTATTGCCCGGTCTCAACGCTCTCTTTGGGCTTGAGTACGGCAAGTACGAAAACGAACATGCAGAAATCTATGAGACTGAAAACTCAGAACGTAGTTTTGAGGAGGAAGTTAAATTATCAGGATTTGGAGCAGCACCAGTTAAAGCTGAAGGCTCTTCCATTTCTTATGATAATGCTCAAGAATCGTTTACAGCTCGTTACAATCACGAGACTGTTGGCATGGGTTTCTCCATCACTGAAGAAGCGATGGAAGATAACTTGTACGATTCTCTGTCTGCTCGTTATACTAAAGCCTTGGCTCGCGCCATGGCATACACCAAGCAGGTTAAAGCAGCTTCGTTGTTGAACACAGGCTTCACCACATTCAACTCTGGTGATGGCACTACACTGTTCTCAACAACACACGGCACTGTGGCTGGCACTAATAACGCCAACCGTCCAGCAGTTGCTGCTGACTTGAACGAAACCTCGCTTGAGCAAGCAGTAATTGACATTGCAGCGTTCACTGATGAACGTGGCCTGTTGATTGCAGCTCGCCCACGCAAGCTCATTGTTCCACCTGCGTTGATGTTTGTTGCGACTCGTTTGCTTCAGACTGAACTGCGTGTAGGTACAGCGGATAACGACATTAATGCTATCAACACTAATGGTTCGATCCCTGAAGGTTACCGCGTCAACCACTATCTGACTGACGCAGACGCCTTCTTCCTGACTACAGATGTTCCAAACGGCATGAAGCACTTTGTGCGTACAGCCATGCAGACATCTATGGACGGTGACTTCGATACAGGTAACGTGCGCTACAAAGCGCGTGAGCGTTATTCTTTCGGTGTATCCGATCCGCTTGGGATGTACGGTTCGCCCGGTGCATAAGTTCAATTGAACTTTCTATAGTTAGGGGCGGTCTTCGGATCGCCTCTTTCTTTTTGTTTAAACCTAGTGTATTCTGTCATTACTAGGGCAAACATCAGCTTTGTAGACAGGTTACCGCCCTCCTGACGTTGCATAGACTACAAAGCGAATCCTTATGCAAAGGGTACTAAAATGGCTTCGACTACATTTTCAGGTCCAGTGACATCTACGAATGGATTCATTGGCGACATCAAAGTTCCTACATACACTGTTGCGAGCGCACCATCTGCTTCTGATGCAGGCGCAGGCACATTGATCTATGTATCAAACGGTGCAGCAGGTTCAGCAATTTTGGCTTTCTCTGACGGAACAAACTGGAAGCGTTCTGACACAGGCGGCACAATCGCAGCAGCATAAGGGGGTGACCGATGAGTAGGTTTAAGCCTCCCAGTGTTGAAGAGTTAGCAGCTCGTGGTCTTGATCCAGATGGCAATCCACTAAAGACTACAAAGGTTCGCGCTCGTAATGAAGACGGTACGCTGAAAGCAGATGATCCTTCTACTCCTGATGTAAATGAGGCATGGGAAGAAAAGCCTGTTAAAAAGAAGCGTGGTCGTCCGCCAAAGAAAAAGGACTAACG